GCGCTTGCAGGATGGCGTCGCCCGTGTACGGCTTGCCATAGTAGCGGTCGATAGCGTCGGCCCGGTCAGACGAGATGGCCCCCTGTAGTGTGCCGAGCGCCGTTTCCTCAGCCGCAGAGATGGCGGCGAGTAACTGGTCGTCGGTGATGGGGGGCGCTTTAGCCAATTAGACAATCCCTGCGTTAGAGTATTTGATGGGCGGCAGCTTAGCCGGTCCAGCCTTCCGCACACCCTCACAGGCGTAGCGCAGGCTGTCGATGCAATGGTTATGCTTGTCCGCCAGGATCGGCAGGACTTTCCCCGTGAGCGCGTCCGTCTTGTAGCTGTACAGTGTCAGCTCGTCAATGACGTGCTGGCAGCGCGGGTGTACCACGATGTCGAACGATTGCAGGAAGGCCACGCCCTCCTCCACGCTCCGCGCTCCCTTGATCGCCGCGTTGATCTTGGGATAGCCGTGCTTCTGCATGTAGCTGATCGTCTCGGGGCGGGCACTATCCGCCGTGATAAACCACTTCTCGCTGTCCGGCACGCGCCGGAACAGGTCAGGGAGCTGCGTTATCTCGCATCCGATGAGATAGGCTTCATAATCAACGTATAGACGTTTGCCGTCGATAGAACACCGGACCAGGACCGAGGGATCAATCGCATATCCCCAGTCCGCACCGAGACGGTGTACGGTGGAGGCGGGTAAGTCGAATTCCTCGACCTTCCAGTTGCGGAATACCCGGCTTTCGCTGTTGCGCTGATATTCGCCAAGCCAAACGTGGGCGAACTTGTCGGGGTCGCGCCGCTGGTCATACTCTAGCTCGGCCCTAAGGACGTCGGGGAGCCACGGGTTATCGCGGAAGTTTGCTTGAACCACCATCGCATCTGGCGGCGGCGCTTCACCGCGCAGGAGTGAATCCACAGGATCGGTCGGAAAGTTTGGATTCCAACTGAACCAAAGCTCAGACCTAGGCTTACGAATGGTCGGACGCAGTAGATCGAGACTCCTCTGCGACAGACTCTGTGCCTCTTCGACCCACGCAATGTCGTAACCCTCCAGAGACTTGATCGACTCGGCGGTATGGTTCGCCATACCCTGGAAGATAATCATCCCGCCAAGGTCAGACTTGATGCAATCCCGCTGCACCTCGAAACGGTGCCCCAGGCCCATCGCGTCTATTTTTAACTCCAGCAGCTTCTTGACCGACTGCGCTAGCGACTGCTGAACCTCGCGCACACACACAATATCCGTCTTGGCTAGGACGCTGGCCTCTATCGCCAACTCACCAAAGAAGTGAGACTTGCCCGATCCCCGGCCACCGAATGCCCCCTTGTACCGGGCGGGAGCTAGTAGCGGCTCGTATACCGCCGGGGTGTCAATTGTTAGCGTTGACAATGCGGCGGACTACCTCGTGCAGCATAGGCCGGTCGGGATCGCTGCCCAGGTCCACAGTCTGCGCCGGACGGCCCCAGCCCCGGTCAAGCAGGGCTTGCGCTGCCGTAAGCTGGTTCTTTACGCTCTCGTCGCTCAGGGCGTTGAACAGAACCGCCACAGCGGCTTCAGTATGGGCGCGGCAGGATTCGGCTAGGACGGACGTACCCTTGGGGCGTCCGCTCGGGTTGCCTGACTTGCCGGGTTCGAATAGCGCCATAGCCTGATTTCAGCCTGTTATGCAGGCTCGACTCCCTTGGGGTTGGTCGGGTTGTAGTGGAACTCAATAACGCGCCCGCCGCACGCGCACCTAAAGTCTGCCGAGTCCTCGCACACCCATTTATGGGCCGGTACGCGGTCAGGCAGACAGCGGGGGCAGTAGTAGGTTATTTCGTCCATCAAGCAAAAGCCGCCCTAGTCGGCGGCTTGCGTATTCTGCGGGCATAGCTTTCCAACCCGCGCGTCAAGCCTAACACAATATTGCCCTTCCAACCCATAGGGAAATGGCCACGGCCAGCAACGCTCAAGCTCGGGCACGGTTGAGCGCACCACCGGCGGAGGGCGGACCCGAAGCCGCGCCTGCCTGCCATCCTTGGGCGGCTGCGATAGCTTGTTGATGGAGTACAGCCGATCCCTCCGCACGGCGGTGGACTTGAGATAGCCACGGGCTACCATCTTCCCCAATAACTTGCTGACCACCTGAATCGTCTTGCCAGAGGCTTTGCATACGGCGCTCGATGGGCACGGCCCCAGGCGCTTGACGATGTGCCATAGCTCGCCGCACAGGAACTGGTTAGCGTAGGCGGGCGTCATGTCCACCCCAGCCGCTTCATTAGCTTGACCACCTTCCGGTTATCCCCCATCAGGTCGAGCAAGGCCCGCACCGCAGCATCGGTGTCCGATATGTGGACTTGCTGCCGCTTGTAGAACTTGGCGCGGATGATCTGCTTGTGTAGCTCGGATAGCTGGATAACCCACCCGTCCAGCGATTCCGCGTCATCCTGATTGATCGGCGGGTTAGGATCCTCTGGGACTGCGTCGTCGTCGCGCTCCGTTTCGTCCTTCTTGCCCCGCTGGTAGATGGACGATGCCCCGCGCTCGTTGTCCGGCTTGCCGCTGTCCTGTCTCCCCCAACGGCCCCAGTTGGGCAGGCGAACGTCCCGCGTGTACTCATGCTCGGACAGCCCGCGAGCGTCCCTCATCCCCGCCCCGGCGGTAGTTTGAGCAGGCCGACCCTTAGCCTCACGATGTCCCGGTCATCGAGCCCGACATAGCGCAGGTCAGCGAAAACACGGTCCAAGCTGTACCCGGTAACCTCGGCCAGCCGGTGCCGTGGGGTTAGCACGATGGTCCCAATGGGGAAGGGCTGGCTAACCGGCATAGATCACCGCCCCGTCCACCGTAGCCCGCAGGAGCGTAGCCCGGTCGCCCGTAGCCTCCTGCCAGTCGCGTAGCCATGCCACTAGCTCGGGGCAGCGCCTTAACACTTCGCGCTTGTCGTGCATAGGATTTGGCGCTTTCCTATGCGCTTCGGCGGCAATCTGCCGTACACGGGCAACAAGGTCAGGCGGCATCGCGGTCATCCTCGGGCGGTAGGAGCGCCAGCGCCCGCGTAATGTCCTGGCGGGCGTGGATCAGCGCCCAGCGGGCATCATCCGGTCGCCCCCCGTTGATCGCCAGCACAGCCCTGCCCAAGTGGCCCGTGGCGGTGTCTATGTGGTCCCGGTGCGTGTAGCCGTTAGTCATGGCTTGCCCCAATACAATAGTCGTCGGCTCATCAGGCGGCAAGGCCGGTTGCCGTAGCGCCGCGAAATCCTTGAGCGCGTCTTGCAGTAACGCCACTTCGTTGATGCTCATTCGCAATACCCACTTGCCCTCTCCGCTGGCAATGACGAACTCCTGCATGTCATCGGAATGGCCGTAGCGGGGCATTAGGCCCGCACCTTCGTCGCCATGAACTTGGCAAGCGCCTCCCGCGCATCGTCGGGCATCATCGTGTGCGGCCCCAGTTCCGGCAGCTTGGCCGGCTGCTGCGATGCGTGCAGCGGGACGGAGGACAAAACCGGCTTGGCAGAGTTGACCTTGCCCCAATCCTCGCGGATGCAGTTACGGAAAGCCGCATCCCAGTCGAGGTAGGTGTAGCCCTTGGCCGCGACCTTGGACAGAAACGCCTCGAGGTGAGCCTCCAGCCGGGTATGCCCCTTTTCGACCGCCCACAGCCGCACCGAATCGCTGATTGCGAAGCCTTCGGGAAGGGGGGTCGCGCGCTTGCGCGCTACGCTCTTGACCTTTTGGTTACTGGTTACTGGCTTATGGTTAGCATTGCCTTCGCTATGCGTTCGCATTGCGTTCGCATTGCCTTTGCACCATCGCGCCTGTGCGGATGCAGATGCGCTCGCACTCCGTTCGCGGTAATGCTCTATCTCCCTGTCGGCCCGTTTCTGGTGCCATCCGTCCGGGCCTTGGGAGAAGTACCGCCCCATGACGTAATCCACAGCGGCCTTGTCCGACTTGCTTATGGCCCCGGTGATCCGATACCGCTCGGCGTGCTGAATCGGCCTCTCGCTGGCGTAATAGGTGTCCAGGAGAGCCGTATATGCGCCTCGCTCGGCAAGGGAAAGTCCGACCGTATCGCGGATGAAGTCGCCAACGTGGCGGGGGTAGTGGTTCACACGCGAGACTCCATAAACTCAGCCATAGTCATAGTCGATTTCGCTCGGTTACAACGAAAACACAATACTTGGAGATTTTCCTGCTCACATGAACCACCGCGGGCTATCGGCACAACATGGTCTATTTCAAGACCCCTCAATTCTCCGCAACAAGCACACTTGGCACCGTCAAGAAGTCTCTACACCCCTCCCCTGACTACCTGGAGCGCCTGCTCGACTGTCTCGACGACATAGACGCGGCCCTGCCATGTCGAATGCCATAGCGCCTCGTCCGGCGTTAATTCGCGCGCAGAGGGCGGCTTGTCGCCGTCCTTGACCTCTAAGCACCAGTTAGTCGCCCGGTAGCCCACCAGCAGGTCAGGACAGCCCTTGCCGACCGTGTGTAGCGGCTGCACCGACGCCCCGATCCCGCGCAGGGCATCGGTAATGGCGGATTGGTTGCTGTCCACTCTCGCCGCTCTACGCATAGAGGACCGCCCCGGTTACGATGCCGGGCTGCTTAGGGGCGACCATGAGGCAGGGCGCTCCGGGGCGGGTAAAAGGGTGGGATTGGGGCTGCGTCACCGGGCTACCCTCAGCGTAAGGGTGTTTTGGCATGGCCTGCGCTACAGGCGCAACCGCGTGCATCCGCCCCGTTCCCATAGAAGTAGCCCCGGCCATTGCTGACCGGGGCAAAGCCGCATGGCCGAAGGGAGGAAGTGCCATGCGGGGGGAAGTCATTGTCGGCCAGCGATCCGAAGCATGCTGTACACGGCCTGCGGGCTGACGCCCAACGTGCGGGCAATATCAAGCACAGTCTTGCCCTCTGCGTGCATCTGCGCGGCTGTGGCGCGCCGTTCCGACGATTCCTGGAGCCGCTTGGCCCACGGAGTCTGCGCCGGGGGGGTAATAGTCATGTCCATGCCGCCGATGGTAGACTAGTGGAATAACTTTGTCAAACTACCGTCTGTCGGATTGTTGCGCGATGTATTGACAATATAATTGTCGGCTGGCATCGTTCTCATATTGGAATCGGACGCCTAACGGAGGAAAGTATGACCGACTTATTCGCCGGCGACATTGTAGCCATTGCCCGAAACCTGTTCGAGCTTCTCAAGTTGTGCGACCTGCCGACCAAGGTGGAAGCGATCAACGCTATTCGCTTAGCCCTGCACGAGCATTCCCCGTTCGCGGGTGAGCCGGTCGATTGCGTGCAATGGGTGCCCACCGATCTAGTGCAAGCCAATGACTACAACCCTAACACGGTAGCACCTCCAGAAATGCGACTGCTGGAGCATTCCATTGGGGAAGATGGCTACACGCAGCCTATCGTGGCATGGGCCAGGGACGGCATATTCGAGGTTGTGGACGGTTTTCATAGGCATAGGGTGGGCAAGGAATCCAAGGCTGTGCGGGAGCGCATCCACGGCTATTTGCCGCTGGCCGTCATCAACCCTGACCGCGAGGACAAGGGCGACAGAATCGCCTCCACCATTCGCCACAACCGGGCGCGGGGCAAGCATCGTGTCGAGTCTATGTCTGAAATTGTTGTTGAGCTAAAGCGCCGTTTCTGGTCTGACGAAAAGATCGGCAAGGAATTGGGAATGGACAGCGACGAAGTATTGCGCCTCGCGCAGATTACTGGCCTAGCTTCTCTGTTCGCTGATCGTGAATTCTCTGAAGCGTGGGAAGCGGAATCATTCGTTGACCTAGATGAAGAATTGAATTGCGTGACGGAGCCAGAATGAAGCGCATCTATCATCGTTTCGAGAAGTGCGAAGAATACGCTAATGGCATGTGGCGCGGAACAGAAGCGGCGGAACGCGCTGGGTTTATCGGTGCCGCAGCTAGCCTCATGCGCGACCCACCCGCCTTTCGTGACGCGATGATCCGCGCCGTCAATGAGTGGCCGTTTTCATGCGAACAGAATCTAACAGCATCCAGCATAAACAAACAGGCGTGGATAGGCCACGCCGGATGCTGTATTGCCACGCAAACCCCGGAGGACTTGACACGAGAGGCGTGGGGAACGCTGACCCAGGATCAGCAGGACGTAGCCAACCGAATGGCCGATGAGGCTCTTGCGTATTGGGCGGGGAAATATGCCGAAGCGTAGCCTGGAAATGGATGTACTGACCGCCGCGCGTGAGCGCGCGGCATGGACTTTCGACAACTTCGCGAAGATGTACGTTAGCTTCAGCGCTGGCAAAGACTCCGGCGTCATATTGCATATCGTGATGGAGGAAGCAAAACGCAGGGGACGCAGGGTTGGCGTGTTGTTCATCGATTGGGAATGCCAAATGTCCCTGACGATTGACCACGCGCGGGAAATGTTTGAGCTATACCGCGACAACATTGACCCGTACTGGATCGCCCTTCCCATGCGAACGTGGAACGGTTGCAGCCAGATTGAACCGGAGTGGATAGCGTGGGACTCTAACAAACGGGATTTGTGGGTGCGGGAGCCGGAAGCGATGAGCATTACCGATCCAGCCCGGTTGCCGTTCTATTACGACACAATGCCGTTCGAGGAATTCATTGACCAGTTCGGCAAGTGGTATGCCGCCGGCGATCCTTGTGCGTGCTTCGTTGGCATCAGGACGCAGGAAAGCCTTAACCGTTTCCGTTCCATTGCCCGCGTCAAGCCAATGTACGACGGCAAGCCGTGGACGACCAATGTTGATGAACAATTGTGGAACGTCTACCCGATTTACGATTGGCAAACCGAGGACG